CCACGCCGACTTGTTGTCCGACTGGGCCGGCCTGACGGCGGTGGGTACCCCCTGCGCCGGGCCCGCCGGGGGTACCGGTTCGACCGGCCCCGCGTCCTGGGCGTCGGCGGCCGGTGCGTCGGCCTGCGGTGTCCACAGGCTGCCGTCGTCGTTGATGCGGCGCAGTCGGCCCCGCTGCACCTGCTCCTGGTAGTTCTCCGACAAGGGCAGCGCCATCTCCAGGATGGCGCCGCCCTCGCCGAGGAACCGGCCGATCTCCTGACCCATCAGGTGTTCCGGGGCACCCGGAACGCAGTGACGGTCATGTTCTGGGTCGTCTCCACGATGAGTGAGCCGTCGGACTGGGTGAACCGGTTGGACTCGAACGGCCCCATCCACCTGGTGGTGGCGGTGAGGATGTTCGACGTGACCAGGTTGCCCTGCCCGGCGGCAACCGCGGGCGGGTTGGTACCGGCCAGCAGCGTGGCGGTACCGGTGGCACCCGAGGCGTTGACGATCCGCAGGATCGTCAACTCCGGCAGGGCCTGGCGCCGGTTCGGCGACACGTCCGGGATCTGGGCGCCGTTGCCGGCGCCGGAGGTGACAGCGGTACCGGCCGGGTCGGCCAGCTCGCTGTTCGCCACGAGGTTGCTGTACGGAACGGCGGTACGAGCCATCGGTCAGGCTCCCTTCTCAGATGCCGGACGGACGGGTGACGTCGGCGTAGGCCAGGGCGTCGGGCCGGACCAGCTTCGCGCCGTACAGGTACAGGCCCTTGACCGCATCGGCGAACTTCACCTCGGGCCGGTACGCCTGCACCTGGTTGATCTGCTCGGCGAACGACAGCGCCGAGTCGACACCGGCGGTGACGATGTTGCGCCCAGCCGCCGGTACCGGGGTGTTGTTCGACACCAGGATGTCGAACCCGGCGGCGCGGCCCACGAACGCGTTGCGGGCCGCAGCAGCCCCACCGGAGCCGTCCACGCGGGAGAACAGGCTGGACAGCAGCAGCATCGCGTGGCCCCACGGCGGCACGACGCAGTACCGGCCGTCGGTGGGGACGTTCGCCTCGTCCAGCTTCACCTTCAGCGGCACCAGCGCCTTGTTGTAGAACTCCTCCGTGGCGGTGGAGCCGATGGCGGTGAACGTGACGGTGGCGCCGGCGTTGACCGCGTTGGCGGACTGGATACCGGTGTACAGGCTGGCCACGAACTGGTCGGCCTGGTCGGCCAGCTTGTACGCCGCCCGGCCCATCGCCGTGGGCATGACGTCGCCCTTGGCCTGGCGGGCATCCACGTCATCGACGTAGAAAGCGAAGTACTTCGCCTGGTCGACGGTGAGGGTCCGCTGCGCGTCAGTGAGTTCCTCGGGGCTGACCGAGGTCACGTTGGGGGTGTAGGTGCCGATGGTCGGGTCGGAGATCGAGGTGATCCGTACCGTGTCGCCGGCCTGCGCGATCTCACCCTCGTAGTCACGGTTGACCACGCCCGGCTGGGCGTACACGAGGGCCTTGCGCAGCGCGACCAGCAGGCTCGCCGACCAGATCTCCGGCCGGAACCGGTTGATGGCCATGGTGTGTCCTTACTGGCTCTTGACGCCCAGCAGGTCGTTGAGGCGGCCCTCGATCCGGGCCTTCTCGATCGCCTCCGGGGACATCCGCTTGAGGTCTTGCTCGGTCAGTTGCGCCGGACCGGACGACCCTTTGCGGGCACCGCCGTCTGCGCCACCCTCGAACCGGGGTGCCTTTGCGGCAGCCAGGTGGGGCTTCTTCTCCAGCAGCTCGGCCAAGGCCTCGCTGATGGCGTCGACGTCGACCTTGCCGCCGTCGATGAACTCGTCGACCCGGCGGCCCAGCAGTGCGCTGGCGTCCTCCGGGTCGGCGAACAGTTTCGCCGCCCTGGTCTCGATCTTGTCCAGGACCCGCTCGCGCAGGGTCTCGGCCCGGGCGGCGGCCGCCGCTTCCTCCCGCACCTTCTTCAGGTCGGGCGCCTTGTCCTTCCCCTCGTCGGCCTTGCCGTTGGCCCCGGCCTCCAGCTCGGCGACGCGGGCCTCCAGCTCGGCGGTCCGGGCCTGGGCGGCCTTGCGGCCGTCACGCTCGGTCTGCCACTTGCCCTTCATCGCGTCCAGGGCCCGCTTGCCGGCGTCGCCGAGCTGATCAGCCCCGGCGTCACCACCCTGGTCGCCACCGTCGCCGGTACCGTCGCCGTCGCCCTGGTCGGCCGCGGCGACGTCGCCGTCGTCGGATCCGCCACGGACCGGCCAGATCGGCGCGCCGTTGCGGCGCCACCCGATCGCGGTCAGCCCGGTGTGCGGGTGCACGGGCAGGACCGGCCCGGCGGCCGGCTCGGTGATCTCCACTGTCGACTCCCGTTGCGGGGTCAGTCCCGCGCCTTGAGCGCGGGGACGTCTTGCGGTGGCGCGTCCGGGTCGGACCACGGCGGTACCGGGCCGCCGGCCGGCTCGGCCAGCACCGGCGGCTCGTAGTCGCCGTCCATCCGGTCACGCATCGGCGTCTGGTCGCTCATCCGGCCATCACCTCCACGTCCAGCAGCCGGTACCCGTCGGGGGACACGCCCCGGTCGGCCACCACCCGCAGGGCCAGGCCGCGACGCAGCAGCAGCTCCGCCTGGTCGTACTGGTCGGACAGGCGTACCGCGCCGGTGCCGCGGGGTACCAGCAGCCGCATCAGTACCTGACCCTCGTGGTAGACGAACTGCTGCGCCTGGCGGCGCAGCGCCGAGGTGGACACGTACGCGTCCTCACGCCACGCGTAGCCGGTCAGGTCCCCGGCCAGCCGGTCGCCGAACAGCCGCCCGGCCTGGGTGATGCCACGCCACGCCACCACGTCGCGGTCCAGCCCGGCCCGGGCCATCACCGCGTCGATGCGTTCCACCCGCCGCGCCACCAGCGGGTCCAGGTCCGCACCGCGGCGCAGCTGCCCGTTGACGGCGTAGTAGAACGACGACACGTAGTCGCGCAGCGCGTCGGCCTGCGCGCGGGTAACCGGCACCTGCCCCGGATGGTCCCGGCGGCCCAGTACCGCCCGGGCCGCCGCCAGCGCGTCGTGCTCACGGGCGGCACCAGCGAACCGGTCGCCGACCGGGCCGGCGGGCCGCGGCGACGGCTTGGACGCACCGATCAGGTAGCCGTGCAGACGCAGCAGCCGCAGCGCCTCGTCCCGGTCACCGGCGGCCTCCCGGTAGATCTGCTCGGGCATCAGCCGTACCCGCCGGCCGGTACCGCGGCGGGTCACAGCCTCCCGGGTCAGCTTGCGGCCACCGGCGACATACAGGCCACGGTGGGCGTTGACGACGCGGGACAGGTCGGCACCGTCCCGCACCGCCTGGGCGCCGGACTTGCCGAACACCCGGTCCTGCTCGGTCTTGTCCAGGCTGTCGAAGTAGGCGCGCGGGTCGGTGCGGACATCCCCCGGGACATCCTCCGCGACCGGCACGTGCCGGCAGTCACAGCGCGGGTGCCGCTCGAATCCGTCGCTCCACCGGTAGAACCGTCCGGCGAGGATCACGCAGCGGGCGCAGCTAGGCGGGGTCAGCATCCGCACGTACCCGGTGACCGCCGGCGCGGCGGTCGCGGCAATTCCGTCGGCGACCCGCCCGGCGTCGGCGACCTGGGTACGCACGATCGTGTCCAGGCTCAGCAGCCCGGCGGACATGGCGTCCTCGACCTTGGCGCCGTCGCGTACCGCCGCCAGGGTGGCGATCACCGGCTCGAACAGCAGGCTGTCCAGCGGCCGGCCGTCGGAGGCGACCCCGGCCAGGGCCTGCGGCACCACCGAGGCGACCCGGTCGGTGGCCGCGTCCTGCGCGGCCAGCGCCGTCGCCACATACCCATCCGCGTCAGCCGCCGCCAGCATCTGCCCGGCCATGACCAGGGCCTGCACCTGGGCGCCGGTACCGCCGTGCCAGGACGCGGTCAGGTACCTGCGGTCCAAGCCGCGCCACAGCCGAGCCACCTGCGTGGCCACCCGCCGCGCCAGTGCCACCTGCCGCCGGTAGTGATCCCCGGCCACGGTGGCCAGGCCCACGTCAGCCCGCCGGTGGCGCAGGTGGAAGCTGGGCCAGCTGGCGGGTCATCACACCAACCGGGTCGGAGGCCGCCTGCGCCTCACGCAGCTGCATGACCCGCTCCACCTCGGTATCGGACAGCCCGTACCGCTCGGCGAGCCACCGGAACGGGAACCCGAGCGCGCCGAGCTTCTGCAGCGCGTCGACCAGCTGCGCCTCGGACCGGTTCTCGGCGTCCCGCCACACCACAGTGCCGATGCGGGCCTGCTCGGCCACGGCGACCTGGTCGCGCACCAGCGCCATCAGCCGGAACGTGGCCCGGGCCGACGGGGTGAAGAACGTCTGCTGCTCGCCGACCTTGTTGACCAGGCCGGCCTCCGCCGCGCGCATCCCGTCGGCATTGATGTTGACCATGCCCTTGCCGAGGATCAGATAGTGCGGCGGGGTGCGGGTCTGCGCCGCCACGTGCGCCACCCCGGTCTCCACCACCGCGGTGAACACATCCAGACGGGCCGCATCCCACTGGCCGATGCTGGTGTTCTGGCCGGTCAGCCACAGGATCCGGTCCTCGGCCAGCTTCTTCAGGTCGACGGTCCGTTCGCCGACCTTGTTGCCCGAGGCGTCGAGGATCGGGATCTTCGGCGGCTCCTGGCCCATCACGACCCGCGCCGGCATCGACGCGAAATCGGCGGCGGTGAACAGATACGCCCACAGCAGGTTGATCGCGTCCTGCATCGCCATGGTGCCGGCGATGTCCGACATCGGGTCGCCGCCGAGCAGTGGCCGGTTGAGCCACTCCACCATCGGTACCTCACCGATGGGGTTCGGCAGCGGCCACACCTCCCCGGGGACCTCCCGGGGAGTCCAGTCCCGCAGGCCCAGCGACGGCACCACCAGCCCGGCCGTGGTGCGGAAGAACGCATCCGCCCGCGGGGAGGTACCACCTTCGGGCGTCTCCACGTGCACGTACGGCCGCCGCCACTTCCACACCGCGTCGGCGTCGTACAGGGTGGCGTACTCGGTGTCGTCGTCGTGCCAGGACTTGATCGCCGCAACCCGCCGCGACGGAATCTCCGGGTCGTACTGCACCAGCGCCTGGTCGGGCCGCTCCCACGTGACCACCGGTCGGCCGTCGCGGTCGCCCCACACCAGGGTGCACGACCGCGAGGTGATGATCGACTCCAGGAGTCCCTGGGACGCCTGGGCCTCCATGTCGTTGCCCAGCCAGTCGGTCCACAGGTCCGCCTCGGCGGCGTCGCGCGTCGGGTCCTTGGACAGGCGGAACCCGTCGATGCGCAGCCGCTCGGCGGGGCTGTTGGCCACCGGAGCGCACCAGTTGTCCGAGAATCGCTCGTAGCGGGCCGCGTGGTACTCGCGCCACTTGTCCGACGCGAACCGCAGCGGCTGCTCACCCTCGTAGTACTCGCGGGCGGTGCAGATCTCCCGCCGGCGGGACTCCAGCTTGCGGTACAGGGCCACGGTTCGGGCCAGGGCCTGCGCGGTGCTCAACACCCGGCGTCCCCTCCCGTCATGCGCTGTACGCGTAACCCGTCTCGGCCGGTACCGCCAGGCCCGCCGCGATCGCGTCCAGCCGCGCCTGCCACGACAAAACCCCCGCCATCGCCAAGTCGATCTTGTTGGGGGAGTCGTGCCGTTCCTTCTCGATCACCCACAGGGGGGTGCCGTCCTCGTCCAGTTGGTGGATGTCGCGCTTGTGCGCGGCCCCGATGTGCCGGGCGAACACCTCGTCACCGTCGTTGCCGACCTCGCCGGCGCGGATCGCCGCCGCGTAGGCCCGGCAGGCGGTCGCGGTGCGGCGCAGGCCGCGGCTGTCGGTGTAGAACTCCGCCACGACCTTGGGCCCGTGGTCCCCGGCCCATCGGGCCAGGGCATCGTTCCAGCCGGCCGCCGGGTCGCCGTAGAACCGCAGCACCCGCCACCGACGGAACACGTCCACCACCGCCCCGTCGACCTGGGCGACGGGGACCTCGCCGCCCTGCAGTTCCTGCGGTACCCACAGTCCGGTACGCACCTGCAGGCCGGTGGCCACGTCGGTGACGACCAGGGCGGTGGTGTCCTTCCACCGCGACCCGTCGAACCCGACGGTGACCATCGCCTGATCGGGAATGACCGCCCCGGGGCGGGCCAGGTCGTGAATCCACCGGCGCGCGTCGAAGGCCTGCGACTCGGCCTGCGTCCACCGGTTGCACCACACGCGCTCCAGGTACCGGCGGTCCGCCTTCGGACGGTCCCACTGGCGGGCGATACCGCGCAGGTCCGACCAGCCGGCGGCCGGCCCGGAAGCCTCCCGGACCGCCTCGATACGCCCGGCCAGGGTGGTCATGTCGTGCTGGGGGCCGGCCTCGCGGTGGAAGTAGAACAGCTCCGGCTCTTCGACCTCGCCACGGGCGATCGCCTCGGCCTCGTCCTTGTCCTGCTCGGCCACCGACCCACCACCCGGTACCCCGGCGGTGGTCACACCCATCGACCACGGATCGTCCAATGGCCGCTTGGGCAGGTTCGCCTCCATCGTCTCGTAGGCGGCCAGGTGGCGGGGCATGTCCAGGCGGTGCGTCTCGTCGTACCCCTGCCAGGTGGTGCGGGCACCGTCGCGGGCGTTGGGCGACTGCGACAGCGGTACCGCCTTGCCGTCGGCCTGGCCGCGGTCGCCGAGGCGGATGATCCGCTCCAGCGAGGCGTCGAACAGATCGACGTCCGGGCCTTCGGTACAGACCACGTACAGGACGTTGTACGCCAGCTCCTCGACCTGGTCCTTGATGTAGGCCAGCAGCGGGATGTACGGGTCGCGGACGGGCCGACCGACCGGGTTGCCGTCGGCGTCCCACCCGTCGAAGCGGACTTCGGCCTCCGGGTGCAGCTCGGCGAACGCGACCCAGCCCAGCAGCTCCGTCTTCGCGGTGCCCTTGCGCCACGAGATCCGTACCCGGCGGAACCGGCGCCGCCCGGCCAGCTCATGTCTGCGCGGGTACACCTCGTAGGCCTTGTAGATGACGGCGCGTTTCTCGGCGTCCAGCCGGGCCGGCTGCCCCTTCAGCGACCCCGGGCCGAACACTGCCCGCTCTTCGATGAGGTCGCACACCGACCGGCCCAGCGTCGGCCACGGTTCCTCATCCAGGGGAGGGACAACGAACACGCTCACAGCGCGCGCAGAACGTCCCGCGGGTCGGTACCGGCGGCCGGCGCCGGGGCCGCGGCGGCCCGCCGGCGGGCGCCCTTGTCCTGGGCCTCCTCGGTGCGCTCAATCTCCCACTGGAGGCGGCGCCGATCGATCGGCGTCAGCCCGAAGCACTGCCGCTGCAGCCGAATCTCCGCCGCCAGTGCCGGCGCGGGCGCCTCCCAGAACGCGTCCACCAGCATCGCCAGCATGAACAGGCCGTGCCGGTCGGAGCTGTCGTACTCCGGGGCCATCGGGCTGGCCCACACGTCGGCCCACCACTGCTCGGTCAGCTGGTGCCAGTCTCGTGCGGGCAGCGGCGGTGCCTGGACGTCGTGGACCACCCGCAGGGTCGCGGCCGTGGCGGTGCGGT